TTCCACCAGATGGCCCAAAATATAAACTTCTTGTTCCATTGGCTGCCGCATTAATTTTTACTGCGCCAGTTACTTCTACTTTATTTGATGGCGAAGTAGTACCAATACCTACATTCTGTGATGTATCAATAGTTACCGCAGTAGTACCAGCAGATTGAAGTGTAAAAGCGGTTGCAGAAGGGCTTGAGATAGTAGGTGTAGTTAATACTGTTCCGCTAAAAGTTAAATTAGATGAACTAGTTTCTAAACCGCCTGTGGTTGCATAAATAACTTGAGTAGCAGTTATACCTGTATTAGTAATGCTAGTAAATTTACCTGTGCTTGGGCTTGTTCCACCAATAGCAGGAGGAGAAGCTAAATAAGTGCTAAATCCTGTGCCTGATACTGTTGAGCTTGCAGAAAGGGTAGTAAAAGCACCAGAGTTAGGTGTTCCTGAGCCGATTGTGCCAGGGGCAGTATAAGCAGAAGAAGCCAACATTGTGTTGGTTACTGTGCCTGTATCGCCTGTGGTTACAAGATTGCCGTTTACAGCAGGAACGTTTAATGAAAAGTTAGAGGTAGGATTAGGGCCAACTAGGGCTACCTGACCGCCTGCTGTTGCTTGAAAGACTAATTGACCCATGATTATTCCTTATGGTGCGATATAAATAGTTGAGGCGGTTAATGCGCCTGTAGATGGATTAAATTTTAACTTAGTTGACGCTGTATTGATAGACTGATTACCGCTTGTAGAGGCTACATAAACAGGATAATAGGTTGCGTTGGTGCTGGTATTATCTGTGACTGCCACATTATTAGCATTAGTCGCTGTGGTCGCAGTTGTAGCCGAGCTTGCTGAACCGCTAATATTGACCGCTAAAGAGGTAATACTTCCGCTTGCCGAGTTCAACGGAACTGCGGTAGTGCCAATATAAAGCGAGGAATTGCCTAAAACACCACTAGGAATAGTTCCTGATAAATTACCAGCAGTAAGGCTGGTTAGACTTGCTCCTGAACCGCTAAATCCTGTAGCCGTAAATACGCCAGTAGAAGGGTTATATTGGAGCTTAGTAGAGCTTGTATATTCTGTTGATAGGTTTCCGCTTGTTTGGTTAGCAAACAAAGGATAACGAGTGCTATTTGTAGTGGTGTCATCGGTTACAGTCGCATAAGAGGTGGAAGTAGTCCAAGTCGGTGCGCCTGTACCACCTGAGGTTAATACTTGACCGCTTGTGCCTGCTGCGCTAATTGCTAGGGCAGATGCGCCAGAATATACGATTCCGCCTGCTACAGCCGTTAAATTGGCGTTTGTGCCACCATTTGCTAAAGCAACTTGTCCAATAATATTAGACGCCTGGATTGATAAATTGCTCTTATTAACATAAATTGCACCAGTTGATGAATTTACATAAGCAACAGTTCCGATTTTGATTGCATAACCTGTTGGTGGAATCGTATTTTGATAGAAACCAGCAGAATAAGGGGATAAATAAAGGGTATCGCCTACTGTATAGCTTCCTGTATTTACACCTTGAATTAGACCAATCGTTGTTACGTAACCAGCCGTTCCTGTAGGAATAGCCTGGTTAGCAAGACCAATCACGTTTCCTGTCGTAAGACTATTAGCAATCGCCAAAGCTACGTTTGGATAGGTATATCCGCTACTTGTAGATGTTATGTAAACAGGCTGACCAATATTGATCGTAGAGCCTGTATTGTTATAAACCTTTAATTGGACTTCTTCGCCAATATGCAAGGTGTTATTTGTAACATCGTTGTAATAAGCTAATGAATTAACTGTGCTGTCATACCATAAACGACCTGCGTTGTAACTTGGGGCAGAAGTCGCTGTATAAGTTTCGTAGCTAGAAATCGTAGGCGTAGCCATCGTAACGCTAGTCAGCGTAGATGCTGTTGCACCCAAACTAATAGAGGTAGAACCAATCGTAATGCTAGAGTTGGTCAAAGCACTATTAGGAATATTGCTAAAGTTTGTTCCTGATAGGGAGGGCGTGGTAGTCCATGCCAATGTGCCGTTATCTTGCAATACACCTGTGCCAGATGCTAAGAATGTCGTTGTGCTTGATGCAGACTGATAAGGCAAGCTATACGCTGCGCCACCCGCTAAGTTTGTAGCAGTCGTAGCCGTTGTAGCGGAAGAAGCCGATCCTGCGGTGGTTGCGTATGTTGCAGTCGCAGCATTTCCACCAATGCTTAGTCCTGATGCTGTTCCGGTAAGCCCGCTACCTGATCCACTAAAAGAAGAAGTAGCAGTAATAGTAGTACCAGTAATTGCGGCAGCAGAAGAACCGCCAATAGTAGTGCCATTGATCGAGCCTCCTGTAATTGCTACGCTATTCGCATTTTGCGTTGACATCGTGCCAAGACCGCTAACTTGAGTATTGGATATGGCAATAGATGTCGTAGTTGCGCTAGTGATCTGCCCTTGAGCATTTACGGCTATGACAGGAACTGCGCTGGCAGAGCCATAAGTATTAGCTGAAACGCCTGTATTTGTGATGCTAAATGTGTTGGCACTAAGATTTAATCCTGTGCCTGCATAATAGGTATTTGTGCCTGAAAACTGCACCCAAGGCATTGCTGTAACATTAATTGTGCCTGTTTGTGTTGCGGTGCAAACCCATCCTGTGTCTAACTGACCACCATTGAGGATGACTGTATAAGCACCTGGCACTTCTGCCCATACATCCATATCAACTGAACGAGTCCAAGCGGATGCGGATGCAATATAAATGCCGTTATATTGGCTTTGAGTCTGATTCTTAACGAGAACACGATCACCAGCTAGGGTAGTGTACCCATCAATGGTTTGAAGCCCTGAGAGCGTAATATTAGCCGTTGTAGCGACTTGACACGCAGCTTTAGGGCCAAGACCCTGAGCAACTGTATCTACATAGAATTTATTTGCAATATCCGCAGAGTTTGAGGGCGTGGTGCTAATTTGCCCTGTAGTCGCTGAAATATTGGTAAAAACGCCTGTAGAAGGACTATTAGCACCGATAGTTGTGCTATCAATCGTGCTATTAGTAATGGTTAACCCTGATTGAACAGGGTTTACAGTAGCGTAAAAAGGCTGATTCTGACCTATAAAGGTTTGAAAGTTCCCTTGTAGGTCAAAATAAGCCTGAACAGGCAGTAAATTCTGCGTTACAGAATCGTTGACAGCCATAATTGGCCTTTATTAGTTTTGGTCAACCATTGGCAACACATATAGTGTGCCACTCGTTCCAATCGCTGTAATTGCAAAACTTGGGGGAACTGCCAAAACTGTTGGCTGGGACATTGCTACACCCAACACAAAGCTCTGACTGCTTGATCCGCCTGATGGCAATACGGCTGCTGGTGCTGTTGTCGATGTTCCTGCAACGGCAGGAGTAATCGTAATAGCAATAGGGTTAGCACCCGTATTTAAAAAGCCACAAAAGTTCGCTTGATCGTTCCCGTTAGGGGTAATCGTTACAGAAGTAGAAGAAGTGCCACTAACGCTAATAGCCGTTGTAGGGCCTACAAAACGATATGCTGATACGTTAGCCATTATTTATCCTTAAGCAGCGTTAGTTGGGGCTGGATTGCCTTCTAAACGGATAATTTGCAGAGTATAAACACCACTTGCTGGTTTTAAAGTAGCAGTAGCAGTCAAATTGCCATATTGAACAGTTAAAACGCCTGCGGTTAAGCAATCGGCTTCTGCAATAACAACGCCAGCAGTTTGTGAGCCGTTATAGCCTACAACGATGATTTGATCTGAAGTTTGCAGACCAGCTACGTTATAAGTAACGGCTGTAGTTGTATTGGCAGCTAAAGAATTTGAGGTGTTATCAAAAGTTGGCTGAATGTAAAAAACTTCGTGGGCATTGCCACGGGTTACTGTAGTGCTTGACATAATTTATCCTTTGCAAAGGGGGGTGTGGTAATTCTACAACGATTATATAAGAAAATAAAAGAAAAAACCCACCTTTTTTAAGGTGGGCTTTCTCAATTTACTACGATATTACGATTTCAATAAACCATAAGCCTTCAATGCGGTAACGATGTCACCGATTGTGTAAGCTGTGCTTCCTGATGCGCCTGGGAAGGTGGTATTGACATAAACAGCGGTAGTGCTACCAGCAGTAGTAGTAGTGGTGTTACCTACTGCGCCTTGCTGGGTTACTGCTGTGGTGCTAAAAAAGCCTACTGGGCCACCATTGGGGGCAATGATTGTACCATCGGTAGAATCGCCATCAATGAGGTAGTGAGCTGTATTAGTAATTGCTGGTCCTGGATTAGACATAATAGTTTCCTTTTAAGTTGTCGGTTAATTAAGCTGCAACACGGCAAGCGAGTTCAGGATACAGATTTGCCCAACCATACAGAACGTCTAAACGAGTAGGAATAGAGTCGTTGTTAATGGTGTATTGACGAACTACACGCATTGACAGACCGATTTCCTTGTCGCTTGCACGACCTGCAAAGTGAACACCTTCTGGCAACTCAAGGTCGGCTACTGCGAGAGTAAACGCATTGCGGTGCATGATGATGTTTTGTGGGGAAACAGTACCAGACTGGTTAAAGAAGCTAACAGCAGCAGTAGAGCTGGTTGAAGGAATAGATACGTTCTGGAACTGACCAGCAGTAATGATAGCTGGGCTTACGTTTACAGAAATAGTACCACCTGAACCGCTAACAGCAGTATTAACAACAAAGTTACGCAGTTTGTTTGAACCATAAGCCTGACGATTCTGTGGGTTAACTGCATAAACGCCAGCGATGGTGAATGTATCGCCTTGATTTAAGCTAACGCCATTGGTCAGAGTCAAAGTGATTGTGCTTGAAGAAGCCCAGCCAGATGTCAAGAAACCAGTTGCGGTTGTGGTGTTAACAGTTGCAGAACCTGAGAAGCTACCGAAAGTATGGGAAACAATGTTTTGATCCATCTTCCAATTCATACCAGCAGAGTCACGACCCATCAAACCTTTGCGATACTGTTCGCCAATAGCTTCTTGTGGCACAAAGAGGCCTTTCAAGCTGTCAACGATAGTAGCAGAAGTAAATGGCTCAACTACGCATGAACGACGGCCATCACGGGGTGCGCCTTCAGAATCAAGGTAAGCAGCAGCGGTCAGGTAAGTAATCAAACCAGTTGGAGGTGTACCAGCAACGCCAACGATGTTAGCGGTGTTGTTTGCAGCTTGCAAAGTACCATCACGATCAATCTTGTTAGCGATAGCAGCTACAGCAGGCTTCAATACACGATCAGAGAACATATCGAGGCTCAATGCCAAATCTTGCGTGGTGAACTGAGTATCAACGTGGAACTGGGTGCTGAGGGTTACAGGAACTGAAGTTTCGTTGAAATCTTCAACGTTCAAAGCTGGGCCAGTTGTACCAATGAAACGACCTGGTTTACGAACGTTTACTGTGTTACCGATCTTACCACCCACGATTGCAAATTGGTCGTCATAATTTCTATCGACTTCGCTTGTAAATGTTAATTCGTTTTCCAAGACCATTAACGCTTCGTTAGTGATCTTAGAAATAGTTAGCAAATTATTTGCCATGATTATTTCCTTTATTTAAATTGGGTTTATCAGCGTATCCGTTTAGCCTGTCG